GAAGACGCGGGCGTTGGTGATCAGCGTCACGGCTCCCCCACGGCGCGCATGGCGGCGCGGGCGAATGGGGCAACAGACTTCCACGTCGCGTCGTTCTCGGGGAACCAGCAGAGCGGCTTGAACCGGCGGACCAGCGGCAACCCGCCTTCGGGCAGCAGGCTCATCTCGCCGGTCTTGTCATCCAGCCTGACACCCATCGCCTTGTCGGTCGTGGACTGACACCGGAACCCGCCCAGCATGTAGATCGCGCCGTGCGGATCGACGCCCCACACCCGAAACACCGACCAGTCGCCCCCGTCCTCGGTGTTGGCGTGGTCGGAGGTCATGTAGACGTGCAGGAACTCGGGCTTGTCGGCCGGCTTGTAGCGCTTGAACCATGCGCGCTGGAAGAACGTCCCCTCCTGGGCGCGGGGCTTCTGCTGGTAGAGCGAGGCCCAGGTTCTGGGGTTGCGCCTGAACGGCTCCCAATGGCTGGGCGGGAACCACTCGGGCCACAGTCCCTCGCCTATCTTGCGGCCAAGGGGATCATCCGCGCGATCGGCTACGGCGGGCAGGCAGATGACGCGCCAGCGCCTTCCATCGCGCCCGTCGAACATGCCGCTCTCGCCGTCCCAGCCTTCGGGCAGGATGCGGCCGGCTGGATCTCGCTCTGACCAGCGGGTGAGGACCATGACCTGTGTGGCGCCGGGCTTGAGGCGCGAGCAGAAGTCGTCAAGGTAGGCCTCCCACGTCGTCTCCACGGTGATGTCGGACTCGGCCTCCTGACGGCCCTTGATCGGGTCATCGATCACGCCGTAGTCAGCCCGGTTGCCGGTCAGGCCCGAGAGCAGCCCCCCGCTCATGAACTCCGACCCGTTGGACAGCGCCCACTCGTCCATGGCGCGCTGGTCCGGCGCGAGGGTGATGCCGGGGTGAAGCTCGCGGAAGCTGGGCGAGTTGATCAACTGGCGAGCCCGGCGGCCCTGCTTGCGCGCGATGCCCGAGGCGTAGGACCCGAGGATGACCTGTCTGCGAGGCTTGCGCGCGAGCAGCCGCGGAATCCACACCACGTCCACGTAGGTGCTCTTGGCCGAGCCGGGCGGCATCAGCACCATGAGGTTGTAGGCCTTGGCCTCTACCTGGTCGAGCGCGTCGCAGAGCAGCTTGTGGTGGTCGGCCAGGTGGGCGAAGCGGCGGGTCGGGTAGGCGTCGGGCTCCGCGTCGTCTGGCTCTTCATCCGGTGGAACGGTCGGGATATCGACCAGGCGGGCGAAGTTGGCGAGCGAGCGGGATGCAAGCTCGCGCCGGGCGGCCAGAACGTCAGCGGCGGTGAGGTTCACTCGGGCGCCGGCGGCTTGGCCTTCGCCTTTCGCTTTCTCGGCGCGGGCTTCTCAGTGGTCGCCGCTTGGGAGGCCACCGCGTTTGCAGCGGCCTCGGTGTAGAGGCTCATGAACCGGACAGCTTGAACCGGCATCACTCAGCCTCGTAGCTCAGTCCGATCCGCTCGTTGAGCTGGATCACGCGCGGGGCCTCGGCGCCCTCGGGCGGGAAGCGCTTGACGGCCTTCACGATGCGGACGGCGCCGTTGGTCAGCACCTCGTCGCCGATGAGCCAGTCTGCCGGCCCCTGGAACGTGGACGGGCCGATGTGGAAGGTCACGCCGTCCTCTTCCATGCGGTCGAAGTCGGAGAAGGCGATCATGTTGCGTTCGTCGGTCATTGGGGTGGTCCTCTGTAGCCTTTGACGATTTCAAACTCGGTGATGCGTTCGGCGAAGCACGTTCCGGCCTTGGTCCAGAAGGTGGGGATCGCCTCATCGCAGTAGAAGATGGCGGCCGGCACGTCGGACTTGGTTCCGATGACCACGGCGCACGTCACCCGGTCGTTGATCTGGGCGACGGCGATCTCGTAGTCGGGGAACAGCTTGGCGAGGACGTGGTTCTCGTGCTGGATGGCGTTCTCGATCATAGGGCAACCCCAAGCGTAATGGTCGCTGTCTCATAATCTGAGACGGTCTCAACGAAACGCTTTGGGACTGCCCCGGCGGGGATGGGCGCCTCAATGCCGCGCTCGGTTCTGGTTGCGGGAACACGGTGCTCCACCCCGTCCAGCTCGTAGACCAGATGAACTGCCGCAATCTCGCCGTCACGGTAGCGCGCGCACACGATCATCCCGAAACCCCTTCTGTAGTGGCATTTGCGCGTTTCCACCGAAACTCGCCCGTCCAGCCGTCGCCCGAGACCCGCCCCGAAAGCGCCAAAACCTCAAGCCCAGCACGGGAAAGCACGTCGCGGACACAGGCCAGTTCGTCAGCCTCGGATTCTACGCCTTCCGGCTCGCAAATGCCACTGTGCAAGGGGGTTGCGGTCATTTTGTCACCCGGAGCGCCGCGATCTCGGCCAAGGCCGCGTCAGACAGGCCCGACACGTCAACCGAAGCCTGCACCTGGACAGGATCAGCGGTCTTGTCGCCGACTACCGTGGTCCGCTCGCCGTAGCGCTTGGGGTCCCACTTCGCCAAGAGCTTGAGGTCCGTCTCGATGATCAGCTTGTCGCGCTGAACGTCGCCCGTGCTGTCTCCGCCCTCCTCGGGAGAAAGCTTGCGAGCCGTTGCCCTGGTGCGGTTTGCGATGGCGTCGAAGCCAGCTTCGCGTGCGCGCGCGATGGCCCGAGCGAACGCGGGATCTGCATCCTGCCAATTCCTCACCGTGTCGTCGCACGGCATGTGTTCATCCCGGCAGATGACCGCGAGTGGTTCGCCCTTCGACAGCCTGGCTACGATCTCGGCTTCAAGCTCTGGGGTTCTCAGGCTCATGCGCTTGCTCTCGTGGGCTGGCGGTTGGTGAGGGTCATGCGCTCATCCGAAAGCTGTCGGCTTCGGTGACATACAGGCTGGCGGGACATCGACAGCCGGGTTGGCCGGGAGCGGGGCCGATGCCTTCGGGCCATGATCCATCGGCTCGCCAGCGGTTCACGGCGATCTGCCAGCGGAGGTCGGGCCAGTCGGTCGTGTCGGGCGCGGTCGTGGTGTGTTCGTCATCCCATCGGCCCTGGTTGATCCATGTGGTCGGGTGGCACCAGTCTCGGTCTGCGGGCTTGGCGGCGATGTAGCGGGCGAGGGACGCAAGGATGCTCGCCAGTGGGGGTCTGTCCTTTGCGGCCTTCCACGCTTTCCACGCTGCCTTTTTGCCGACCTTGGCCGGATAGGCTTCCCAGAAGGCGAGGAATTCCGGTGAGCATATATCCTTTGATGGTTCTTTTGGCGGTTCAAACGTAGTGAGCCCGGAAACCACTTCCGGACCCCCGGAAGCTATTTCCGCACCCCCGGAAATGGTTTCCGGTTGCTGAAGGTGCAGGGTGATGAGGTCCGAAGCGCGCGATCCGTCACGCCTGCGCTGCTCTTTCCGAGACACCAGCCCCCTACCCTCAAGGGCGGCCAGCAGGGCGCGCACGGTGCGGTCGGTGAGACAGGTATCCTCGGCAAGCCGAACCTGAGAGGGCCAGCAGCGCATGGACTCGTCCGCGTAGTTGGCGAGCGCTAGCAGCAGGAGCTTTTCGGATGACGACACGCCGCGAAGGGCGAGGGCTGCGGAGATGGCTTGAACGCTCATGCCGCGTCTCCAAAGCTGATGGTGGATTGAACGGGTTTCGGCTCAGGCTCCGCGAACAGGCGGGGTTGGCGGTAGGCTTCCTCGATGCGGCGAAGGGCGATGTCGAAGTAGGTTGGCTCGCGCTCGATGCCGATGAAGCGCCGCCCGGCGAGAACGCACGCAACACCTGTGGTTCCAGAGCCCATGAACGGGTCGAGGATCAGGTCGGCGTCAGGCACAAAGTCCAGACACCACGCCATGACCCGCAAGGGCTTCTGAGTCGGGTGGCCGACGCGCTCGCCATTAGTGGCCGCGATGCTTTGAGAGATTTGCCGCGACGTGCGGTCTAGGCTCGTCCACGCAAGTTCAAAGTGCGAAAGGCTGGGCGGGGCGTCGGGCTTGTGCCAAGATAGCCAGCCTCGCGTCGGGGGCAGCGGATAGTAGTTTCCGCCCCAAATGATGTGCTTGTCGGCGGCGGCCAAGACCGGGCCGAGATCGGTTATTTCATCATCCCACGCCCGCTTCTCGTGGTTGCTGCGCGCCTTGCCCTTGCCGACGATTGGCTGCGCGGCGTATCCAATCCCATACGGCGGGTCCGTCACCACGGCATCAACCGGCCCCAGCGTCGGGAGGAGGTCGCGGCAGGCGCCCAGAAAC